ATGATGGTAAGTTCGTGCGGCTGAAAAGGCCAAGATATGACCACCAGGTTTTAATACACGAAGGCATTCCTGATATGTTTCAAGTGCTCCTGTATTGGCGTCCCATGCTTTGCCCAAAAAGTCAATGCCATATGGTGGGTCTGTAATGATAGCATCTACTGAGTTGTCCGCTAATGTTTTTAAGGTCGTGCGGTTATCGCCTTGTAGTATTGTATAGTTCATTTGTCTCCTTTGTAGCAACTATACACATATTTACCCTTGTGGGTTGAATGATTTTTTCCAAGCAGGCAAGTTAGTTTCGTCTCTTGGTCTAATGTATTTGTCACGGGCCGCCGCCATGCGTTGCTGTGGAGTTCTGTTATCCCATGGTTCTGCGATGCCTTGTAAGCACGCCATTAGTGCGTAGCGACACGAATCGATTGTGTCGTCGGGGTCGCTAAATCTGCCCTTTTCATCTACATAGTAGTTTTGTGCGTCAGATAGAAACTGGGTGCAGTTGTCATTGATCATTAGCGAGCCCATTTCTAACATTTGTCGCATTTGGTTGATACCATAGCTTTTATGGTTAGTGATACGACCCTCGCTGTCTGGCGGATTCATAATAGGCTTGTGATATACATTGAGTTCGTAGTTTTCGAATAGCTCTCGTATAGAGTTAGCACTCATAGTGTATCGGCCAGGAGTAGATGCGTCAGCAGGTAGAACGATAGGAGTACCATACACTTCAGGACGAAGCAAGTGATTGATATACTGAGATGGTACAGCTTCTTCGATACCTTTAACGCAGATTTGTTTGTGTAGATATGCTGTTCTTTCATATGGTTCCCAATACATTAGTGAGATTACGGTTTGGTCATTTACCAAGCCCAAGTCTAATGCGATTACTCGTTGAATATTTGGGATACGAGTAAAGTCGATTTGACCTGTAGTGTATGTTGGCCAGCTTCGTAGTTGGAATACTGCGCCCTTGCCCATTACTGGCTTACCAGCGATACGGGCTTCTCGTTCGTGTGGTAGATAGTCTCGTTCGAGTTGTCGGCGTGTTTCTGCTAATAGGAATGGCTGACCCCAAGGATCATACTCGGGTACATCATCCCAGCTTACTCGAATGTATTCGTAGCCTTCTTCTCGGTTCCAAAACTTGCTTACAAGACCGTTTAGACCTTTGAGTGGTGTAAATGAGCATAACACTTTACCTTGTGTTGTTGCTGTTCGCGTCACGATTTCTGAGAAGAAGTCGTCTGGTGGTTGCTCATCGAATACTGCCAAGTTTAACTTAAAGCCTTGTAGCTGTCTTACTTCTTGTGTGTAGTTGGCGAATAGGAGATATGAGTTGCCTCCTTTTGCGTGTCGTATTTCTACGCCCACGCAGTTGGCTCCATCATTACGCATAGTATCTACTACGATGTTGGCTCGTGGGATAGTGCCGGTGCCTATTTGCTCTACCAGTTTGATGTCGGGTGTGCCCAATAGTTCTTGTTGTAGAACCAATGCTACCTGACTCCAGCCTTCACCAGCTACCATACAGGTGATAGGTTTATCGAAGCGATGACCTTCCCACCAATCGGGATAGATGCCTGTGAGATGGCACGCTGTTTCATAACAGGTGCTTACGGTTTTACCAATACGGTTGGCAGCGAGAATACCTCTGCGTTCAGACGAGCCTGTTTTAAAGAACTCCAGTTGATGATCGAACGGTCTAAAGTACTTGAGTTGATTGTACTTCATATCGTCGGCTACATCTATTACTAAGTCTTGTAGTCTTAGTTGTAAGTTTGTAGGCCAGTTTCGATAAGTCTCTGGAGCTACTCCATTGCTGTCTAACACATAACGCAAACTCCTGGCCATTAGAGTTGTTGGGCCAATCATTTACGGTCTCTCGTGCTGATAGTTGATTAGTGTGGAGATAAAGTGCTCTAAGTCAATATCGTCTAACTCTATGCGGAACTCTTTGCTGTCATTTGTCAGCGTGATATAAAGATGTTCGTTGTGCCATTCGCCGACGATATCTACTTGAGTATTACCAGTAGTAAGATTCATCTTCACTCCTCTCTAATAGGGTAGTCTTTGTTGAGATATGAGAGATAGTGTAGTGCTTGTGCCAACTGCTGAATGTCAGCTGGGCTACTACTCCAAGTGCTTGTGTCGCTTAGATCACCAGGCTTATTGACCAGGATGTGTTGTAAGCGTTCGGCAGTCAATCTCATCATATGCTCTACTTGACCAGGAAACTTGGTACGAAACGCTTCTCGTTGTGCTCCATTTACTTTTTGGAGAATGAGAGTGTCTCGTACCTGTCGAGCCTGGCTGATTTCACGGTCTCGAGAGTCGTGATTCATTACTTTAAATCCCAAGGATTGTGTGCTACTGAATCATTTAGACTTACGAACTCGCGATCAATCCAAGTGTCCCAGAAGTTTGACTTATTGACTCTGTAAGTCTGCATCATAGCTCGTAGGCGTTTGCCTTGTGGAGTTAGTGTGCCGTCTTCACGCTGTACCAGTTGTTCGCCGGTGCGTGGGTCAATCATTTTAATAACTTCAGGACGATTGCGACCATACTTGTCAATCTTGCTACCGTGTGGGCGTGGATTGATAGGGCCTAAGATTTCGTATGAGATCATACCGTTCTTATACTTGCGGAACATCATATGGCACTTGCCGTCTTTGGCTCGTTCATCTGGATCTGGGTGTGGAACGGTTGGTGAGTAGAATGAGTTTTGAACTTCTGAACGATCTGGTAGTGTAGGTGATCTTGCTGGTGCGTCTTTGATCTTATCTACTGGTACCAACTCTGTTTTGTCGATGTATGGATTGTCGTGCCCAACGAACTTGGGATCGACTTCGACGCCGTTTAAGACATCCATAGCCACTTGATACTTGAGTTTGTTTGCTCGACCTTTTAAGTTTAGAACGATACCTGTTTCGTCGAATACGAATCGCTCTAAGTCTCGTGCTGTAGGAAAGTCGGTCATTAAACCGTCAATGTCATACTCTGGTGCGTCGAGTGATTTAGGGATGACAGCAGTTTCTACTTCGGCTTCTACTGCTGTTTCTTGTGCCGCTGGGGCTGGTGTGTCAGCCCAAGGGTTTTCTTCTTTGGTGGTTGTTTTCTTCATTGCTTTTACCTTTCATTGCGAGAGCTATTGCCCTCTTTTTACTTATCGCCAAATACCGACGGTGTTCAGTAGTGGGCTTTGTGCGTCAGTTGTTTGTGCAAACCAACTGGGTTGTTGTGTTTGCGTTGGTTGTTGTGGCAATACCATTGGCGTTGCTACTGGACCTGTTTTAGCTGGACCTCCTCCAAGTTGTGGGCCTCCTCCAAATCCTGGGTCGATTGCTGGACCTCCAGACCCGGCACCGAACTTAGAGAAGAACTTGGTCATATCGATTGGAATGCCACCGGGCATATCTTCTAAGTTGCCGCCACCGTCATCAACTATACCTGGTGCTCCGTTATCTTCAGCATCAGTAGGTGGCTTTGGCTGTTGCGGTGCTACTGGCTGAGCTGGCTCTTTGTATAAGCTATGCTGATATGTTGTGCCGTCTGGATTCTTAAAGGTGTATTGCTTTTGGCCTGATGGTGGTGCTACAGGTTGAGCGGGTTGGTCTGCCTCTTCGCCTGGACTGCCACCGCTATAGCCAAAAGCGTCTTCGTCAAGACTACCATCAGTAGCTGGTTGGCCATACTCACCTGAAGGAGGCATACCAAAGCCTATCTGTGGGCCTTGGAACTGCCTTAGCTCGTGCGTCATCATCTCGGGCGTCATTACGGCACGCATATCCTGAACGCCTGGGCCAAATAGCTGTCCCATTACTTCTTACCAGCGTTGCCTTTTGTAGGGCCTCGACCTACATTAGTCTTATCGTGGATGCTTTCTAATGCTGGGTTGTTCTTTGCGGCTTGACCGCGACCACGCATTTCTAAAGCCGAAGTCACCATATTAGCCAACTCTGACTTTTGTGAGCTTGATGTGCTCTTGGCCGAGTTGAATGCTGTACGCTTTGCTGTGTTGCCAGCGTTGCCTGTTGTAGGACCACGCTTTTGGTTGATTGGTTTGCTTTGTGGATTGCTCATTTTATTTTCCTTTATGCTGGGATGCCGATTGCTTGAATCGTCACTTTTGCGTTGATAACTCGGTCATATATTTTGAACGAGCCTTGACCTTCTGGTGGGCTTACAATCAGTTGTATGGTTGTCGGAACCAATGGTGTGATTGTTTCTTGAAGTAGCTGGCCAACTGGAACTGCTCTCTGATAACCAATCCAGTTTTCATCTGTTGCGTTGTAGAAGGCGTATGTTGAACCAGGATTCTGATTGCCAGTTAGTTCGATACTTGCTGTTAGTAGATATGCGATACCTGGTGTTAGTTCGAAGTCTGAGAAATAAACTCCTTCGGAATAGTCTGGGATAGTGATACTTCCGCCTGCTTGATATGTGTCGGCGATAAAAAACTGAACTACCGTTGCTGGTAAGCCAGCATTGACTGGCGGGTTTAATGGACCAGGTTGATAGCCGATGCCAGGTCTGTCTGTAGTTTCCCAAGCCTGTGTTTGTGAAGACGCGAATAGATCTTGTGGAGCGTCATTGTGGGCAGAAAGAATATTTGGGTTGCTCATTATATTGTTTCCTTATTAGCAGTTGGTGTTGCCTTTTGTAGGACCACGACCGAAGTTAAATGATTCCTTGCCTGTCTTGGGCATTGCTGTACCACCTACACCGCGATACTGCTTGGTGTTTGATTGTGCTCCACCTGTTGTAGGTGCTTGACATGTGCTGTCGTGTGTGCCGTCGTTGCCTCGTGTAGGGCCGCGACCGAAATCTACGGTGCGTCCGTCATTGCTATGACCGCTCCATTGATTTTTAGCGAAACGGTCTTTAGCACGATTTACACCATCGCCCGCCATACCGTCGAAGTCTAAGTTGTTTGATTTCATTATGATTTCCTTGGGGTTTATTGGCATATCGTTGCCGTTTTGTTCTACTTTATTTAGCACGGGACTTGCCCGACACTTAAATACGCTATCGAAAGGAACTGCTATGAGTATGATTTGGACCCCAGCTACCGGCATTGATGTTGATGATATTGCCCGTCTTGCTGAAGATAACTTCCGAAGCGAAGTTGAGAATGAGTTTGAGATTGACATCCCTCACCTAAAGTACAGCCTTACATTGTCGGTTGTACATCAGTTTTATAATCCCACCTCCACACTATTAAACTGCCTCCGTGATGAGACTGGACGACTTATTGCTTATACCTGGGCTAAACCTGGTGATCAAGCTGTATGGAGTCGTGATCGAGTATTGAATATTATGATGGCTCATTGTGATATGACTATTAGTCCCCGAACTCGTATTGCTATTTTAAAGGATATGTTGAATATGTGGGAGGACTATGCTGGTTATAGTCAGTGTAGTGTTATTAGTAGTAGCACGATTCGTAGTGATCAATCTGCGTTTCTTAGACTACACGAACGCCAGGGTTATAGCGTTCGTGGTAGTGTTGCTTACAAGCGAGTTAAACCCCAAGCGTCGAGTTGATCATCCAGATCGACTTTTCTAATGTAGTGATACGGTCTTGAGCGTAGTTGGCGATATGATCTTGACCTTCGGCTGTTGCTACATTGATTAAATCACGGTAGTTGCCAACCAAGTATTCTAAATCTTCTTCTACCATTGACAACAGAAAGTCAGCGTCGCCGGCCAGTTCTGTTGAGTCGATTTCACTGCGTTCTAATACGCCAGTTAAATCTGCTGGCATTTCAGATTGTAGTGTGCGTAGTAGTTCTGCGATAGTGTCAATCTGATCTTGTAAGTCTTCATATACGCCGCCCAGTAGTTTGTGATCGCTGTAGAAGTTTCTACCGACGATATTGACATGTGCTACATGGCTTCTATAGTACGCTACAAAGTTATTGTTGAATATCTGTAGTAGCGTGTCGGCTGTTTCACTTACTTTTGTGCGTGTTTCTTTGGCTTCATCTTTTTCTTCTGATGCCATACTCATTAAATCTTCGAAG